TTAATTGATATTTTAGACGGGGAAGAGTTTGAAGAAAAGCCAGTAGATCTTCGTACATTTGTTAATGACCCAAATTATTTAGGACTACCTCCTCTTTCAGAATATCAATATACTTTAATTGAAAAAAGTTCTCAGATATATAAAGAGTCTACGTTAAAAAAATTGTTTGGAGAAGACGAAGGATCAATAAGGTTTAAGCAGACAGCAAATGAAGTTGTTGCACAACTAGGAAAAGGTTCAGGAAAAGATTACTGCTCAACCATTGCAGTTGCATATATAGTTTATTTACTATTGTGTTTAAAAGATCCAGCAACCTACTATGGAAAACCACCAGGAGACTCTATTGACATTATTAATATTGCTATTAACTCACAGCAAGCAACCAACGTATTTTTTAAAGGGTTTAAAAGCCGAATAGATAAGTCACCATGGTTTGTTGGTAAGTACTATTCTAAGGCATCCGAAATTCAATTTAATAAAGCTATAACAGTTCACTCTGGTCACTCAGAAAGAGAAGCCTGGGAAGGGTATAACGTCATAGTTGTTATTCTTGATGAGATTTCTGGTTTTGCTATTGATAACACAACAGGCCACGATCAGGCTAAAACAGGTAGCGCAGTGTATGATATGTATAGAGCATCAGTAGATTCTCGTTTCCCAGATTTTGGTAAAGTTATTCTCTTATCATTCCCTAGATTTAAGAATGATTACATACAGCAAAGATATGATGCGGTTGTAGGCGAAAAAGAAACTATAGTAAGGGATCATAAATTTAAGATGTATGACGAGCTGCCAGATGGGACTGTGGGTAACGAGTTTGAGATTCAGTGGGAAGAAGATCACATTGTATCTTATAAGATACCCAAAGTTTATGCGCTTAAGAGACCAACCTGGGAAGTAAACCCAGTTAGAAAAATTGATGACTTTAAGACGGCCTTCTATACAAACCCAGGAGATGCTCTTTCAAGATTTGCCTGCATGCCGCCAGACGCTGTTGATGCATTCTTTAAGTCAAGAGAAAAAGTAGAAAAAGCATTTAATGTAGGATCAATTGCCGTAGACAATTTTGGAAGACTTGAAGAATGGTTTCTGCCAGACCCAGATAAAAAATATTATATACACGTAGACTTGGCGCAGAAACATGACCACTGTGCAGTTACCATGGCACATGTTAATAAATGGGTAAACGTAAAGGTAACCGACACATACTCACAGCCAGCACCTATTGTAGAAGTAGATGCAGTAAGGTATTGGACCCCGACACCAGATAAATCAGTGGACTTTACAGAAGTCAAAGACTATATCCTTTCTCTTAAAACTAGGGGTTTTAATATAGCAATTTGTACATTTGATAGATGGAACTCGCATGACATGATGCAACAACTTAAACAATATGGAATTAATACAGAGATTCTGTCCGTTGCTAAAAAACATTATGATGATATGGCAATGGTTGTAGCAGAAGAAAGATTAATTGGGCCACACATCCCACTACTCATAGACGAGCTCTGCCAGCTTAGAATTATGAGAGACAAGGTTGATCACCCAAGAAAAGGATCTAAAGACTTAGCTGATGCTACCTGTGGGGCCATATTCAATTCAATTAGTAGAACTAGGTTTGACAATAATCAAGAAATTAATGTTCATACATATGAATCAATGAGCTATGATAATGATTTTGGCACAAAAAATGATGGGGAAACCTATAATTATAATATGATCAGGGCACCTAAAATGCCAGCAGATTTAAGAGAAGCAATGGACAGGATGCAAATAATATGAGCGAGTATCAAGAAAAAGCAAAGCTTTGTAAATGCTGTAGTAAGCATGTACCTTTGCCAACAGTTCTTAGGGAATATGAGGGCATTACTGTTTGCCCAACAACGTTTTCAAATATATTAGAATACAAAAGAATATGGCAGTCTTTTGAATCTAGGCCACCTGGTAGCGTAAGAAAACATTTTTCTGAGTACGTACAACAAATTATAGAATCAACTATTGACAAAACCAAAGAACAAACTATATAATACAACTAGGCAACAGTAGCTTAGTTGGTTAAAGCCCCGAACTCATAATTCGGTAATCGTAGGTTCAAGTCCTACCTGTTGCACATGGAGGTAATAGTATGATTAAATTAAAATACTTTTTTTATAACATATATTATAAAATTAAAAAAAGGTTTAAAAAAAATAATAACACAGATAGGTTTATATATTAATGAAGCAAGAAGCAAGAATGTCCCTAGATGCAACCATGATCTATGGGGCAAATGATGATTTTAGATTAAACCTGCTGGCCAGAAAAGCTTTATTCTTTAACGATTTTCTGTGTTCAACAGAAAATAATCAGACCATCCTTGCAGAAGGAGGGGTAGAGTATTCATACAATTCTGATGGGTTTAGGTCAGACGACTTTGCTGAAGACGCAGATACATTATTTGCTGGATGCTCCTTTACCTTCGGAACAGGAATGCATCAAAAGTATATTTGGTCAAAGATTGTTTCAGAAGAAATGGGTGTAGAACACTATAACCTTGGCTCCCCATCATCTTCAATTCCAGCAATAGTGTATTCATTATTTAATTATTTTCAAAAATATGGAAATCCAAAGAATTTAATTTGCCTTTTCCCTGATTTTTATAGAATGCAAGTACCAATAAATTATAACTTTTATTATTGTGAAAACAATCCAAACGTTGGTAAAGATCAAGACATGAATGCCTATCAATATATACGTAATGTCACTGGAATACGGCCATCAAATTATCAGACCCTAGACAAAATTTTAGAAAAGCCCTATAAAATACAACAAGGTTTTTCTGGTGATTTGCCATACTTTTTATCATTAAGACATTTAATGATGCTAGAGCAGTACTGTAAGTCAAGCGGGATAAATTTTATCTGGGGCCTATGGCAAACTGAAAATTACGCAGCTATATTAAAAATGAGAGAACATGATAGTAACTTGTTTCCTGGCCTTATTGATTTAGAAATGTATAAATGGAGAATGAACTACGATTCCCTAGAAGACGAGTTCTTTCCAGGCAACCATCAAATAGCATTTAATAATTGGGAAGAGTCGGACAAATTAAAAAGACAACACTGCCATACAGAATTAGAAAGCAATGAGCCTGAAATTTTTCACCTGGGCTTAGACAGGCAGCATGGATGGGTAAATACACATTGGGGTACACATAGGCATAGACATATTGCTGATTCTTTTATAAAGGAGATTAAAAAAAATGTATAGCATTTCAAAAAAATTTAGGGACGAAAATTTACTATCAAAAAATTTTGTAAACCCACATAATGCTTTTGAGAGATTTATTTTTAATGAATTGAGGGCAGTATACAAGCTAGACAATTCAGAAGATCATGGTCCAGGCGTTTCTTATAATCTAAATAAAAATGACTACAGGTCACCAGAATTTTTTAACAACCCAGATGTAATCATTACTGGTTGCTCTCAAACTTACGGGCAGGGTGTGCCAGAAGAAACATCATGGGGTGTACAGGCATCCAATGCTTTAAATTTATCCTATGTAAATATATCAGAGCCTTCATCATCAACCATGCATCAAATTCAAAAAATATTTAAATTTATAAAAGAATATGGAAAACCAAAATATATTTTTTGCATGTTCCCATCATTTGCAAGATACTCAATGCCAATAAGCCCTGGGCTATTAACGGCTAAATCAATAAAACATAATAATGGTAGATATAATGCTTCAAATATTATTGCACAAGTTTTAATTGATGATGATGGATTTGCTCCCGTGCATTCTGATTATTTTACACAGGATAGACCGCAGTATTTAAAAAGCCCGTACTATATGGAAGACGTGATACCACCAGAAGTAGGATACTATTATTCTTTTCAGCATATACATATGCTGGAGCAATACTGCCAAGACGCCAACATAGATTTATATTGGACCACCTGGAATGAATCTGATGAGCATTTAATTAAATATGCAATTAATAAAGACAATGAGCATTTTAAAAGATTTTTCTCAATAGATATAGGTGAATGGGAACGAACTAAAGAGTTTAAATATGTGTTAAAATTAGATGCTGGGTGTCACAGTAATGATATACTTAGAGATATGTATAAGTACCACTGGGATCTGGGTGGGGACCGCAATCCAGATTCTGGATTACCGCATATGGGTGTTCACTTGCATAAGCATATTGCAGATGCGCTACAAGATAGGATAAAAAATGGAAAAAATTGAGTTGCAAGATGGCATCTTTATGATCAAAGATTTTTTGACAGAAGAAGAGGCCGCTTATTTAAATAAAATATCGGTAGAAGCAGAAGATGACGACGAACAATGGAAAGAATCTTTAAATAACTCAGAATCATTTTGGCATGATAAGGTAATGCGTATCCCAAATCAGAAAATGATGGAAGATATTTATAAAAGAGCCGAAGAATATATTGATCCATCATGTAGACTAAGTGAGCTTACTGTAATACAAAGACTTTATACTGGATCATTCTTAAAATATCACCACGACTCTGGTTACACAGATGACTTAAAGTATGCTTTGGTAATTTATATCAACGACAATTATGTTGGAGGGGAACTTCATTTCCCTGACAGAGACCTAGAGATCAGAGTGCCAGCAAGAGCGCTTGTCACCTTTCCATCTGGACCAGATTACGAGCATGGCGTGAAAGAAGTTTTAGAGGGGCCAACAAGATATGTTGTTCCATCATTTGCATTCATTAGGAAATAATGCGTATTGGTTTATTGGGCTGTGGAATGGTAGGCAATGAGCTATACAAAATGCTTATTCAAGATGGCCACGACGTAACGGTAGCAGTAAAAAATTTAGATAAGCATAAAGAAATAGATCCTTCTAAAATTACGATAGATCCATATGAAATTGTAAATGACCCAGGCATTGATATAATAGCAGAGTGCTTGCCTGGAAGAACGCATCCTGATATTAATTTTGCTATTGAATTTATCAGACATTCCTTATATAATAAAAAAGATGTTTTTACATGTAATAAAATGTTGGCACAAGAGTATGCGGATGAAATTTGCTACAAGGCTGAAATGTACGGTAAAACAGTGTATTTAAACTCCCTGGTATCCTCAGACAAGCCAGAAGATCTTTTTAATGGAGAAAAGCTAACAAGCAAAAACTTTAAAAAATATAACTCAGACAACATATATATATTCCGTGGCGGCGGAGGTACGGAGACGGCAAAGTATATGTATGATGAAATTAAGGATTACATAAAAGATAAGGGATTGTAATGATAGTGCTTGGAATTAATGAAACATCTCATGACGCATCAGTATCTCTAATTAAAGACGGAGAAATTTTGTTTGCTGGCCATTCTGAAAGATATAGCAAAAAGAAAAATGACTGGTATGTGAATGATAGTTTAATCAATGATGCTTTGTCTTATGGCACACCTGATCACATAGCCTACTACGAAAAGCCTCTTCTAAAGGCCTCTAGGCTATTTCTAAAGGGTGGTGCTGGGGAATGGAAGCCACGTTTTAATATAGCGGGGATTCCAAGAAAATCATTTGGACACCATTATTCACACGCTTCTGCAGGGTACTATACAAGTCCGTTTACAGATGCAGCAATAGTGGTTTTAGATGCAATAGGGGAATACAACACATCAACAATATGGGTTGGCGAAGGCGACAATATTAAATTAAAGTACAAGCAAAACTACCCAGTAAGTTTTGGATTATTTTACTCTTCATTTACTCAGCTCATAGGCCTAATGCCAAACCAAGAAGAATACATTATGATGGGTATGGCTGCATACGGAGACTGGAGAAGATATTATAAAAAAGTAGATGAGTATTTCCCAGAGTATGATCAACAAAAGTATAATTTTCATAAAGGAATAACTGACTGGGGAATGGCAATTACCAATCAAGATAAGTTTGATATTGCTGCCGCAGTTCAAGTGGTATATGAGCAGAGATTAAATCAGTTTATGCGTATGGCAAAAAGCTTAACAGGAAAAACAAATCTTGTATTTATGGGAGGGTGTGCACTGAACTCTTCAGCAAACACTTTACTTTGGAAAATATTTGACACGGTTTGGATTATGCCAAACCCAGGTGATGCTGGTAGCTCTTTGGGCGCAGCCGCAGCTCTATACGGCAAGCATCTTAATTGGGAAAATCCTTACCTTGGTTATGACCTCGGAGGCGAGTACCCAGAAGATAAAATTATTAACTCAATAGTTACAAATGGAATAGCTGCTGTTGCAACTGGAAGAGCGGAGTACGGGCCAAGAGCATTGGGAAATAGAAGCATATTGGCGGACCCAAGAGATCCAAACATTAAAGATAAAGTTAATATGATTAAAAAACGTGAGCTATTTAGACCATTCGCACCAGTTATAATGGAAGAGTATGCATCTGATTGGTTTGATATGGATTTTTCAAGTCCATATATGCAATACACCGTAAAATGCAAAAAGCCAAACCTTATACCATCCGTAGTTCATAGAGATGGGACTTCAAGAGTTCAAACTGTAAATAAGGATCAGCACGAAGGCCTTTATAATACTTTAAAAAAGTGGAACGATATAACTGGAGTCCCAATCCTTTTAAACACAAGTTTAAA